AGACGAAGTGAGCTTGCAAGACCTATATTTTGATCCGGGTGCGCGTGGGCTGAATGACATATCCTATCTGGTGCATCGCATCTATCTTAGCAGCGAGGATATTTTGAGCTACGGCAAAAGGGGTGTTTTCAAAATAGAGAACAAAGAGGCTTTCGAGAACAAAAAACCCTACGAGCGGATCGAAATTTACGAAATTTACGAGCTGCGCGGAGGCAAATGGTATGTTTCGAGCCTATACGAAAACGAGCTTTTGCGCGACAAAATAGAGTTGCGAGACGGGCAGCCTTTTATAGTGGGCTATATGCTGCCGCAGATTAGATGCACGGACGAGGAGACTTATGTCAGCGCCTACGGAGAGCCCGCGCTGATGTCTATGCTGCCGCTACAAAACGAGCTCAATGTGAATAGAAACTCGATCACCGACGTCATTCGCCAGCAGGTCGCGCCGAAAATCATATTGGGCAAGGCTTCGATGGTGGAACGGGGCGAGCTTGAGAGCGTAGGCACGCCGATATACGCAGATCAACCAAGCGCCGTGCAGGTTCTGCCCGCGGGCGACATAGGCGGAGCGATGGCGGCGCTTCAAGTCATCGAAAACGAAATGAGCGAAGTTAGCGGCGTCTCTCCTCAACAAAACGGCGCGACGACCGTGCGGAAAGAGACCGCCACTATGGCAAGTATAATGGCGAATGAGGGCAGCGTAAGGCTTCAAGGATATATCCGCACCTTCAACGAGACCTTTTTTGAGCCGATATTTGAGCGGCTTGCTTTTTTGGTGTGGAAATACGCCGATCCGATCTTTTTCGCAGGCTTTGGACGCGGCGAGGTGCCGAGTTTTAAAGTCAATCTAAACACGGGTATAGGGGCGCTGAATAAGGAGGTGCAAAAGCAATCTCTGATGGATGCGGCAAAGATGATCGGCGCGCAGTTTGGGATGTGCTTGCAGATAGGAGATCAGGCGGGAGCTGCTGCGATGAAAGAGGCGAGCAAAAAGCTTCTTTTAGAGCTTCTGCCGCTATACGGCATCAAAAATGCAAGTGAGTTTATCGGCGATGAGAATAAGCTGGGAGAGATGATCCTGCCGCCGCAGATCCCGCCCGATATAAATCCAGTGCAAGGAGGAAGCAATGCTTTCTAACACGCAAAAAAAGGTTTTTGACGCCACTATCTCAAATTTGACGTCAAATAAAGAGCTTGAGCCGATTTTAGGCAATGACGCCGTGAGAAAATTTATCGTTTTGCTAAGCATCAAATACGAGGAATACCTGATCGCGGCGCAAGATGAGAATGCAAGCGACGAAAGCCGCCTGCGGGCAATGGATAAGGTGAAGCTGATAGAGGGCTTCTTTGAATTTTTTGAAAACTATAAAGGAGAATAGAGATGACAGAGCAAGACGCAATCAACGCATTAGTGGGCGAATTAGAAGCGAGCGAGGCGCAAGAGCAAACAGAGCCGCAGGGATCAGAGCCTGCAGAGGCGCAGCAAACAGAACATCCACAAATCACGCAGGAAAATCTGCAAAATATGATAGCAAGCGCTATGCAAGGCATAGAGGAGCAAAAGGCGGCACAAGAGGCGGAGAAAGCCAAAGCGGCGCAGGAGGCAAAAGCAGGGCAGCTTCCGCCCGAGCAGCAAGCGCTCCTAGATAGTATGGGCTTGCAGGGAATGCCTCAGATGCAAGAGCAGATCAGGCAGCTTCAAGAAGCGCAGGCACAGGCGCAAGAAGCGGCGCGCAAGAGGGCGGTTTTTGATAAAAATTTAGATCAATTTAGCAAGGATTATCCGACCATCAAACCCGAGGAGATGGGAAAATGGGCGGAACAAAACGGATTTTTGCCACTGCTAGGCGAAAACTACGACGGCTGGAAAGCGGTAGCCAACGCGATGATAAAGATCGCAACGCCTACACAAAAACCCGACGAGATCATCGATACGAACAGATCGGGCGGAGAGCTCGGGGCGTTTGATAGGATGAAAAAAGGCGAGGACGTAAGCGACGTAGAGATCGGCGCGGAGCTTTTAAAACAAGCGGGATTTTAAGGAGGACGAGATGAATATGGTAGGTTTGGCAACAAATTTTGCAAGTTTGCCCCAAAACTTAGCGGGGGCAAACGGCGGATGGAATTTTCTTGATATGCTAAAAGGTGCGGGCAACCGAGCGCTGGGCTTGTTTTCAGGCTCGGGCGGAGGAACGCCCGCTTGGTTGCAGGCCGCGGGTTTGGCAGGCGGTCTGTATTCGGGCTTGCAGCAGCAAAAAGCGGCTAACAAAGCCCTAAAAATGCAGCAAGATGCATATAATTTTAACAAGATGCTTTCGCAGCGCGAGATCGACAGACAAAATCGCGCCGAGCAAAATTTGTATGACGGATGGAATGCGTCCACTTTCGCGAGGTAGAAAATGGCTTTTTTTAACCCGCACAAGGTAGATTTCAACTACGATACGAGGATGATAGATGCAGTCGGAGCGGTCGGTAGATCGCTCTATGAAATTTACAAGGACAACGTGGCAAAAAATCAAAATCAGGCGCAACTTGATGAGACGAACCGCGCAAATTTGATGAAAGAATACCTATACGGGCAGAAAAATCAAGAAACCGCGCGGCATAATCAAACAATCGAAGCCGAAACCTCAAAGAAAAACGCTTTCGATCAGGATTTGGGGCTGAGGAACTTTTACAGCACCGACGCGTTGCGTAGAGCTCAAATCGGCAATCTATACGCCGACAACGCAAGGCAGAACACGCAGTTGCAATGGAATATGAGCCAAGCGCGAGATAAAGCCCAAGCCGAGCAGGAAAAACAGGCGGGCATAGATATGGCGTGGTATAACGCGGGGCAACAAGGCGGGCAGTTTAAGGATCAAGCCCCGAATTTGAGCGACGCGGACAAGAGAAATCTGGGCAGGCAGTATAGATTACAAACCGAAGCGCAAGGAGGGATAAACAAGGCGCAAGAGCCTATTTTAAAGCAGCAGGAGGCGCAACGAAAAGAGGAGCAGACGGCGAAAATAAATGATTTTCTTTTTAATCAAATGGGTGGGCAAATTCCGCCGAGCATGACCGACCCGAGAGAGCAGGCCGCATATAAAGCCGCCTATGTCTCACCGGAAGCGACAAAAGCAAGAGCGGCGGGGAAAGGAGGATACCTGACGAGATTGCCAGCAGGGCAAGCTACGCGGCTGGAGAACGCCAAAACCCTATTGTCTCAATATGGAGACTACGCGAATTCCTTAGTGGGGAAAAAGGGGGATGTAACGGGACCTCTTGATGTAATAACTGCGCCGACAGCAAGGTTTTTAGGATTAAGTGATGCGGATATTGCCGATTTATACGCGCAAAGAGACGCAATAGCCGAGAACGAAAGAGCCTTCACGAAAGGCGGCGGTTATAGAACGGCAGAAGAAGCAAAAAAGGCGCTGGACCCAGTGCACTTAAGATGGAGCACAACCAAAGCGAACGTGAACGCGAACTTACAAAAATGGCTTAAAGTTTATGACGAAACAATAAATGTTTTGCAAAAACAAAAAGATTATGCAGGTGTTGCAGAAATTCGACAAGAAAGAGATGATTTTATAAAAACACTGCCTATAGAATTTCAACCAAAAAATTCGCAGCAACAGAACCGAGAGGCAACTCAGCTATTTATGCAAAAAATGGGTATGCCAACAAATACTGCGTCGATAAATTTTGCCCCACAACCGTCAGTAGGATATGCGCCCCAAAACTTATATGATGAGATGAGCACCTATGACGAAAACGGCGTAAGGTATGTCGGCGACGACGGATTTAATAGCTGGTAAGGAGAGAATATGACACCCAGAGAATATTTAGGCAACGATACAATCGCAAAATTTCAAGCAGCGGGATATACGACGGAGCAGATTAAGGGTTACGCCCGCCAAAAATATATTAAAGAATTTGGCAGGGAGCCGAGTAACGAAACGCAGCAGGCAAATTTAGCCCCGCAACAAAACACAGCAGCCGCGCCTCAACAAAACGCGACGGCAGTGCAAAATACGCAACAGAATTTTCAAATGCCGAACGAATACGCTAATACCACGCGCATAAATTATACGCCCGAGGCGGCTCGCGAGATGTTAGCTAATATTAAACCCGCGCAGCCTATTATGGGGAAAGATCAATTCTACAACCCGCAGCAAGAGGAGAAACAATACGACGACGCGTATCGCGCCATTTATGCGGAAGCTCCGAATGTGAGGAAGCAGGATGATTTAAAAGATAAAATTGCTCTTGCTCAAAATACCACCATTTGGCAAAAGCTGACGGGTGGAAAGAAAGAAGCCGAGGAGCTACAAAAAGACCTAGATTACATCGCGAAAAATGCGGGATATGAGCTTGGCGCAGTGCAGACGGACGACGGCAAAATTTACTTCGGCACCCTAGACGGCAAGGGAAACCCCATAGCAAAAGAGCTTACGCCCGATATTCTTAATGATCTAGCGGCAAATAAGGGCGAGATCATCGGCGGCATAACCGCAACGGCGCTAGCTCCTTTTACGGGCGGAGGAAGCTTTTTGCCCCTACTAGGGGCAAGTGCTACGGGAACGGCGCTCGGCTCGATGAGCGATCTATACCGAAAAGGCGAAGCGACGGGTAGAGAATACGACGCGGGAGACTATGCCGCAAGAGCGCTCCAATCTGCAGGGGCGGACGCGCTAGGGGGCGTCGCCATAAATAGCGCGGGAAAACTCGTAAAGGCCGCGGCACCAGCAGTGAAACGCGCCGGTGAGAAAGTAATAGAACCCGTGATGGAATACGGCGGTAAGGCGGTAGATCTAGCCAAAAAAGCTACCGATTGGGGAGTGGTAGGCATAGCTAAAGATAGCTTAAAAGGTCTGCCGATGGCGAATGCAGGCGGAGCTAAAAAAGCAATCTCTGCAATCGTCGGCGACGAAGCGGATGAAATTTTAAAAAATGCGGAAAAGCTAGGCGGGTATAAGGTAGATAATAATAATTTTACCGATCTACAAATTTTAAACAAGCCTATAAATTTTATCAAAGATCATTTAGCAAATACGGCGGGAAAGCTTAAACTGGATAAGGCTTCGGATTTTTTAAATAACGCCCAGGGCGTGAATAAGGTGCAGCGAGAAATCGTGGATTTTGCCCTAGGCGATAATAAAGCGACATCTAATGTCATAAATGCCCTGCAGGGGGATAAAACAGGTCAAGCGGCACGGAATTTGGCAGCTTTAGCTCAATCGGACGTAAATGCAGTAAGACAAATTTTGCCCAAAACGGCGAAAGGAGAGATAAGCCGTGACGTTTCGAATTTCTACGCTAGAGTAAGCGATGATTTCGGGAAAATGGAGAGCGAAATCGCGCAAAATCTGGGCGGCAAAACGACTACGCTGGGCGGCGAGGCGATACGAGATGCTAAAGAGGCTATGGTAAAGAATTTAAACGCATTCGAGCTAAAAACGCCTGAAGCCAAAACGTTACTAGGTGCTCTTGAAAATTTAAAAGATAAGCCGATGGATTTTTCGCAGTTAAGAAAGATCAAAAAAGACTTTAACGAATATTCCCAAAGGATTTTTAATAAAGACGGACATTACGGGCAAAAAATAGACACCTCCGCAGTCGGTAAAATCATCGACGATGCGGTAGATAGACTTATCGAGGGAACGCCTAATGCGAAATATCTAAAAAGCGAGCTTGCTAAATATTCGGATATGAGTAAGATCAGGGAAAATCCGTTTTTTGAAAAAATAATCGATCCGAACTCAAGTGCGGATGACGTATTAAGCGCGATATTTAATGCGGATAAAGCTCAAGGCGATATTTTGGATAAATTCAGCAGGCAGCTAAACCCCGCCGAGCTTGAAAAGTTTGAAACCGATCTGCTGGGCGAGCTTTTTAACTCTCAAATCGCCAAACGCGGAACCCGCAACATAACCGAGGTTTTAGACGGCATCGGATTAAGAGAAAACCTTCAAAAGATAAATTTAAAAAGCAAGGCGGGCAAAGATTTAAAAGATGCTATGTTGCAACTCGCAAATGCGAGGGGAAATTTAGTCGATGTATTCGCGGCCGTAGATAAAAAATTCATCAAACCCACTATGCCTAGAGCGGGAATAGCCCAAACCCCGGAGGGATTGCTAAAATCCATCTTAATAAACAGATTAAAGCAGTCCGTATTTAAATATGTAGGCAAGGTAGGCAATGATGCGGCGCTGGATTATCACTTGCGAGAGGGGCTAAAAGCGCTTAAGGTAAATGAGGGGTTGGGCTCATTTATGCAGGCGGTCAAAAATAGCGGCGCAAGCGATGAAGTAGCCGAGGGGATAGCAAAAGCCGTAATAGATCAAGGACGCGAAATAGCGGCAAAAAATGCTGCCAAAGAGGCACAAGGCGCCGTAAGGGCTAAATTTAGCCCCGAGGAATTAAAAAAGGCGTTGATAGATCCAGGCCGAAGCGATCGAGAAAAGATAAATCTAGTCGAAATGGCTAAAAAGCAGATCAAAGAGGAGCTAGACGAAAAAGCGGGCAAAGTCGCTAAGGGCGAGCTTGTCAAGCAGGGCGAGGGTTTTACGATGAAAGACGGCGGTAAGCCCTATCAATACGCGCAGCAGACATTTAAACCCGAGCAGTGGATCAATGATTTAAGCGGAATTCTAACCGACGAATGGGCCGCAAATTTAAAAAGCCTTGCGGTAAAACACCCCGAGATGTTTAAGAGCGAAGCGGATGTCTTTAGAGTAATCAAGGAGATTAAAAATAATCCTACTCACTTTTTAGAAAATACGAAAGATGATGTTGCGCTCATAGCCAAAAGACTGAACGATAATAAGGCTGCGAATATCGGGGTACAAAAAGAGACCGGCAAGATAATTCACGCAAATAAAACCGATGGGCGAGATTTAAATAGGCTTGTAAATAGGCAGAAAAGGCTTAGAAAAGAAAAAGGGAAACCTACCGCGACGCCAGCTGCGGCAACCTCTCTAAAAAAGGAGGATGGCGAATTATTAAAGTCTCCCAATAAGCCTATTATACCACAAAATCTCAAAAATGCATCAATCGATGAGTGGCAAAGCGAAATTTCTAAGCTCAAGGACGATTGGAACGGGCTAAAACGGCTAATGGATCAGATCAAACAAAACGAAACGCTAGGGCAAAACGAAAGAGCCAAGCTATACGTAGATATAAGCGAGCGGATGAAAAAGATAGGAAAATAATTCAGGTGCGAGGCTATACCCCGCACCAATAGCCGCCCCCTTCGGATCTTAACTAACAAACCACGCAATCGTACCTAAATTTATCAAAAATCCCTCAAATTTAATCTAAAAATACCAAAGAGTGCGTTTTATGGGTAGATTACGCACCCGCACTTGCGCGAAAATTGCCCTAACTTTCAAAAGGAGAACGTTATGGCAATCACATCTACGGGCTTTCAAGCCCCTGCAACAAAAAGAGAAGGGTTAAAGCCCTCCGTTTACGATAGCATAATCCTAATCGGAGCGGACGACACCCCCCTCCTAAGTCTCATCGGAACTTCAACCGTTACGAATACCGAGCATAGTTGGCTAACCGACAATATCGCGGCGCCTAAAAAGAACGCACAGCTTGAGATTAGCGATTTTAGCGACGATAGAAAATCGACTATTCAGAAAACGACCGACAGCGTGCAAATTTTCACTACCAACATAAGCGTATCTTATACGATGCAGAAGGTAGCCACCTATGGCGGAAAAGAGATGGAGCGCGAAACGGCTAAGCGCGCCAAAGAGCATAAGCGCGATATGGAATACGCCCTATTCGGCTTAGGTCGCGATACGGATACCAAAACATCCATATTTAAAGCTCCCACCCCACGAACCGATACGGTAGCGGGCGAGATGGCGGGACTTTTCTACTATATTTCCAAAGGGGAGGCGGCATTTGCTAACGGCAGACGCGGCAATGTCCTTGCTTTCGACAGCAAGAAAGACTGGACCGGCACGCCTTCGGTTTTAACCGAGGAGTCTTTAAATCAAATTTTGCAAAGTATTTGGG